GGATCGGGACACCCCGGTGCTCAGCAGCTGGATGATCGCGAACAGGGTGCCCTGGGTGCCCATCGTAGACAGCTGAGTTGCCATGGACGAGCCGTACATCCCGTTCGCGCCGTACGGCCGCATGGCCGGCGCCAGCGGTAGCGGGCGTGTGAGCCCCATGATCTTACCGATCAGGGACCTAGGCATAAACTCACTTCCCCCGGAACGGCCGGGACCACGCAGCAAATACCACCGCGAGCACTGATAGCCCGATCGACAGGTACTTGCTCATGTGGTTCCATTCCAGAGCTGCCGACGCAGCCAGGCACGCCAGCGCGGCGGATCCGAGAGCGTACCCGCGCCAGTTCTGGTACATGAAGTATCACTCGCTCACCCTTCCGCCCTCCAGCTTCGCGATCTCCTCGGCCGGCACCAACAGCACCCGGTGGTGCATCTCGTCTGGCAGCCAGGCCATGATCCTCTCTTTGACGTCGTCGAAGGCCTGCTCACTGATGTTGACCGGAAGCTTGATCACCAGGACGTCGCCAGGCCCAATCACCAGCCCGCCGTCGAACGTGACGGTGACTGGGACGTGGATGGCGTCCGGCAGCCTAACCATTGTCCCGCCCGTAGATCCTGGCCCGCATGAAGCCATCGCGGGCGTCGGCCAGGCTAGTCAGCGCCCGGGTGAGCTCCGGGTCGTCGCTAGGAATGCGGGCTAGCATCTCCTGGGCCAGCCGAGCGCAGGCCATGCCGATCTGGCGCGCATCGGGATCGGTCAGGTGGTCAATGTCAAACCGACGCGCGGCGTTCTGTACCGCGACGTGCCGGCCGCTCGTGTCAAGCATGGAGGTCATCACTCACTCACCTTCCACTCGAACACCAGGAACATCAGCCCGGTCACCAGCAGCCCGGTGAACGTGCTGTGGACGAACGAGGCAGCGCTGATACACCCGAGCCCAGCGATGCTGTAGGCATGCTCTCGTACGTGCGCGATGGCGGGCCTAGCGGTAGCCCGTAGGTTCGGGCCCAGCACCGCTAGTGTCGTCCCTAGGGCCACCAGGAGGGTCTGTCGAGCCCGAGCTAGCCAGCCCGGCCGTGGGAGCGCCTGCGTCGTCATGTCGCACACCACCCGCAGCTAGCCCGGTGCCGGGAGCGGCGACCCACGAGCGGCCGCCACCTACAGCCGCAACGGCAGTCGTGGCGCCAGACAGCGGCCCGGACGAGTGCTCTCTCGATGTTCATGCCTCGAAGCTCCTGTAGATCGCACGGATGCCGAAGTCACGGTCCGCCACGACGTAGCGCATCGCGTCACAGCCGTGGTCGTCCGCCTTGACCGGGGCGTCCTTACCGTTGGTAGCCCAGATGTAGCCCGGGACCTCCTCGATGGTGTTCACCGGCCGGCCAGAGTCGGCCAGCTCTGGATCCTCCCTGACCAGCGCACCGCGCACCAGGTAGATGCGCCGTCGCCCATCACCAGGATCACGCAGCCGAACCTGGACCGCCTCGATGCCCTCCAGCACAGATTTGTGGGCGGGCTGCGTAGACATCTCGAGCTCCCGCTCCAGCACAGCCCGCCCCTCGGCGTCGTGGTCACATACGATGTTCGTAGGCTTAGGCTCCAGCCACCTGTCCTCCGGCCGCACGATCCCCAGAATATTCTTGGCGTGCACGTCCACCGTCTGGTGCGTGTGGTAGATCTCGCGGTACAGGTAGAGGCGGCCGTCCCCGTCCTCCGCCCAGCAATGCAGCACGAACGGGTTGACATATCCGAAGTCCACACTCCAGTACCTCCGCCAGCTCAGCGGCACCCCCGCGTGGTCCAGTGGCTCGTTGCCCGTGGGGATGGCTGAGATGATGTGCACCTCGGGATCAAAGTCCTCGTAGATCACACCCTCGACTGCCGACCACTTGCCTAGCCGTAGCCGGTCATACCGCACCCCGGACAGCCGGTCTAGCTTGGCGAGATACTCAGCCCCGCGCTCGGTCAGCTTCTTCTCCCTGGTGAACAGGATGGGGTTGTCCTCGTGGCCCGTCTCGAGCATCGTGGTCTGGCCCTTGTCACAGCGCTGCTTCAGCCAGTGCGTCGGCTGAGCGGGGTTACAGTCACCCAACAGCTGCTGGAAGCTCACCACCCAGTTCCGCAGCCGGGTGGTCAGCGCCTCCCACTCGTCCTCGGTGAGCTCCGTGGCCTCCTGCACGTAGATGATGTCATACTCAGATGACATGATCTTGCTCACCTTGTCCAGCCCGCCGATCGCGATGACCGAACCATTCCGGTACCGGTACGCGGCTGGCTCCTGCGTGGACCCGCCGTAGTAGCTCACGTCTCCACTGATCAGCGCCTCCTGCGCCACGAACCGGCGCCAGGTCACGAGCGCGGTGGAGCTGAGGGTGGCCGCCGTCTTGCGGCAGATCAGCCCGCGCATGCCCTTGTTGAGCAGCGCCATGATGTGGAGTTTTTCCAGGCAGGCCCGGGACTTCCCTGTGCCAGCCGGACCAGACAGCAGCACTTCCGCGTCCCGGGCGTCGAACAGATCGTCGCACCGGCCCCAGGGCTCATAGCTGTGCTGCGTGGCTGTCACGGCATCCGGCCTCGCCTGGGTAGCCCCACCGTGTTGAGCCAGATCGAGCGCACCGCTAGGCTGGCGCTCACCGACATCTCGGCGCTGCGCGGACTCCGGGCCGGACCACGCGGCCGGGACACCCAGTCGCCTCGTGGACGCGTCAGGCGTCCCCCGTTCAGCTGCCTGGTCTTACGCTTGTTGCTCACCGGTGCACCGCTCCCGTCGCCACCTGGGGCTGGACACCCAGCCGCGACAGCACACGCTGCCGGACGTCAATCAGCATGCCCTCGCAGAACATGGCGTGGTCGAGCGCGCTGGCCAGATCTGGCGCCATCGGCGGCATGGCGGAGGTCGGGGCTGTGGGTGTGACCCGAACCGGGGGAGGCGGCGCCACATGGCTGGCACAGAACGGACACCGCACCGCCAGCCCCGGGTCGGCCGCTGCCCGCGCACGCCAGGCCCGATTGCAGGGGCCACACAGCGCCACCTCCCGTCCCTCAACGGTGCAGAACCATGCCACCGCCGCGTCGTTCTCACACCCCGGACGGCCCCGGGTATCGCACAGCCAGCCGCTAGCCGTTCTCATTGCTGCTCAGGTGAGACTGTCACGATGGTCCCCCGCCTCGATCACATACCGCACGACGTTCGCGTCGTCGGTGTCCGCGTGCACCTGGACCGTTCGCCGGGGCTCGAGCTCGTCCGCCACTGCCTTGAACAGTGCCAGCTTGGACCTGATCAGGCTGTGGTGCCTGCGGGAGCCGAGCCCGCCCAGGATCCGAGCCGTCTCACTGGGGGCATCCTGCTCCTCGCGCATCGCGCTGAGTACGCTGTCGAGATCCTCGATGTCACTCTGGAACTCAGCCAGCCTGTTCTGCTTCTTGGCCACCCAGAGCCCGGCCGACTCGATAGCCAGCCGGCCCGCGAGCGCGGCGCGCACCTCGGTGATCTCATCAGCATAGGTGTCGGCGAAGCTGGCGATGTCGGCCTGGGTACAGCCGCAGGCCTCCGCGAGCTCCCGATAGGTCCACTCACCCATGGCTAGATCGCGAATCAGGGCGAGCCGTGCCCGGCCCCGGTAGTCCGTGACCTCTGGCATGCCTCGCTGCCCTCCCTCGCGTGTGCGCCACCGTGGGTGGGGCCGTCCACCGCGAGGACCGGGCGGGGCTGTGCGTACGGCTATCCGGCGCTAGGCTACGCCGCTGCGTGTCGGGATGGCTAGGGGCAGATGGGTGTGCGGAGATACGCCCATGTCACCACATGGTTACGCCCGGGTAACATGGGGATAGGTGCGTGTTCCTGTGCGACTACCGGCCCGATTGGCCCTGGATGTCGGCGGATGTCGAGCCGACGCCTCCCACCGGGGGCCGAGCGGGACGGAGGCCCATCTCCAGGGCCCACATCAGGTGGTCCTCGAGCTTGTCACGCCTGGCGCGCTCGTGCATGAGATCGGCGCGCTGTGTGTTGCTGTCCGGGGTGCCGTTGTAGAACACCAGCAGAGCCTCCATCAGCGCTCGTGCATGGCCATCGCTGAGCCGCAGGGTGGGCTCCGGCCCGGGCAGCGCTCCCCCGGGGTCGAGCCGCTCCCAGGTGTTCGGGGGCCGCAAGACCTGCCGATCGCTGCCTGTCCGCAGCACCACGAACACGGCCACCCCGTCCGCCTGGAAATCAGTCACGACCCGAACCTGGTGGATGCCGTCGCTCACGGCGTTACCTCCTCGGTGTCGGGCGGGGCCGGGACGCTGTCGATCGTGATGCCCTCGAGGGTGGTGGCGACCTGGAGCATGCGCTCGTCGCCGTAGAACTCCACGAACAGGCGCACCGCCTCGTCGTCCTTCGCCACGATGACGAACTGGCGGACTGACTGATCGCTCGGCAACACCCCCGCCTTAACCATGGCGCGCCAGAGAGCGGTGGACAGGATCTTGCGTGGCCTGGGCCTGGGTGGCTGTGGCTCGGGAATCCACTGCTGGTCTGTCATGATGCCTCTGCCTCTCGCTCGTCGTCGGGCTCGCTTGCCTCGCTGAACTCTGCGATGTCGGGGGTGTCGATCATGCCGTGGGTCGTGATCGTGTTCGTGTTCGTGTCACGGGGGAGCCAGTAGTCCTTGAACTCAAGCTCAAAGACCCGTGCCCGCCAGCCGGGGCGTGTCCGCTGTAGTCTTTCGGCCCAGGTCACGGCTGCGTCCTCGTCCCACCACGTCCCGACGAGCCTGCGCTCTCCATCGGCTGTGGTCACCAGCGCCATGAACTGGCCGACCCAGCGCAGACGGGTGTGCTTCGGGCGGGTGTCGCGGAACTGGTCCCTGGAGTTGTCACTCACTGGTCGATGTCTCCTGTGCCTGGGTGTCTGGGGCGCTGGCTCGGGCGGGTGGGGCTCGGGCGGGTGCTCGCTGTCAGCTGTGCTATGCCCTCTGGGCCTCGCATGATCAGGCCGAAGTCCAGGGAGAGCTCGCGATCGGTGACGCCGTAGCGGCGGGCCGTGGCGATCGTCTGGGCAAACTCTGCGCGGGCATCTGTCCGGGCTGCATCCCGCAGGATGTCCGATGCGTTCGGTTCAGTCATGGAGCAAGTATACCGCATCAGGGGCTGAGCGCTGCTGCAGTTCCGGCGAATCTCTGGATTCGTCGCGGCGGAGAGGGGGTACGCGCATTGCAGCGCACGATTCTTCGGGACATTTCTGAGATCAAGTCTGGGTGTGTGTGTGCCAGGACAGGGAGTCCCTTGTGCGGCCCTCCTCTGCAGGGTCCTCCCCTGGGCCCTCCCCTGGGCAGGGTACCTACCCTCCCGGCACTCCTCTAAGCTGCCAGCACCTGGGCTGCCACCCTGTGGTAGCACACACACTGGTACCTGCCCCCATCGCAGGTGCAGGCGTTGGGATGGGCCAGGTACCACCGCTCCCCGTCACTCGAGGGCACCAGCCACACCCTGGGGTGCCCGTGGGGGACCGTCACCCCCTCCTCCAGGAGGGTAGCAGCATGCCGCTGCACAGACCCACCTCCCTGGTGCAGGGCACGTGCAGCACGCAGCACCCGCCTGCGACACTGCTCGCCATAGCCCGAGGCTAGGGCACGCGCACCCCAGATACCCCTCCCACACCGCGCGCACGTCACGTCATCAACTCCGCTGCCTCATCTGGCGTACGGGCGTACCCGACCGCTAGCGTACCGATGCGGACCAGGAACTGGATTCCATCCCCCACCGGGTTCACCCGCGCGTTACCACCCCGACGGGTGGCAGCCTCGCTGGTCAGGTCCATATCCACCACCTCAACAGTGTACTTCCCGAACTGGCGACGCCCCGGATTGCCGCCCCTAGCGGCGCTCCGACTTCGGCCGACTCGGCCGCTTCGGGAAGGCAGGACAGGGGCCGTCACGCTCGCCCATATCCTTCAGCATTTCCCGAGCTTCCTCGATGGTCTCGGCCAGTCCTTCCCGAACCAGCGCCTCGGACTTCCTCATTCCCGCAACCCCTTCCCGCTTCCGCCTACGCCTTAAGTATACCGCACTGCAGGGATGCGATGGCCGCTACGTGCGCGCGAGGGTCATGCAAACCATGCGATGTCCGCTACGCGAGGTGCGCGCGCGCGAGGGGGGTGCAAACGCGGAAATTCTCTCGGTCTCGTTCTGCGGACAAAAAGCTGCGTTTCTTTCGCGCGCGTAGGCGCACGTGTGCGGGCGTGGCCCCCCTTACTTACCTTACTTACCTACCTAAGTATGAAAAGAGGGGACCTACCAGCACGAACACTTTCACCGCCCGATCTTGCACCCTAGGTTATCCAGGTAACTTAGGTAACTAAGGGGTGGTGGGGGGATAGTTGCCCTACGCCCACAACCGCTATGACACGGGTCCCCAGCGCCTCCCGCAACCCCACCCCGATTTCACCCACCCGGCACCCCAGACCGCACCCCCGCACCCCAGTCCCGGACCCCAGGATCTACCCGGCCCCGGCCCTAGCCATTCAGCACCCCGCCCGGTATACTTGGGGTATGGCGAGACGGCGCAGGACCAGGACCCGCAGGACCCGGCGAGACTACGACCGAGACACCGCAGTCGCCCTCGGCGCGACAGCACTGATCTGCCAGATCGAAGGCTGGTGGGGATACGCGATCCTGGCGAGCGCAGTCGCCATCGCCAGTTACCTCGGGCTCTGCTTCCGACGGCGACAGATCGCCCGCCGGACCCCGGTGCGGAAGCCCCAGGCCCGGAAGCCGAAGCCGGGCCGAGTCCGCCGCCTCTCCAGTGAGTGCGCCGGGAACGACTGCCTCGTGTGTGTCGACCGCAAGTGCGACCACGCGTGTGGCCACCCCGCGCTGAAGAAGTATCCGCGCCCGGCCCCGGCCGACGAAATCCCATTCTAGCCCCACCGGCCCATGGGCTAGCCGTCGCCGAGCGCACCGCCGAGCCATGGCCGGGCACCCTCTGGTACCCGGTCGGTGCGCTCGTCCGGATCATCGTATCCGCCACCCACCCAGCGAATCACGCGCCGTATGGCCGACTTGTCCAGGTCCGTGAGTACGTGCCCGGGCTGGAGCGGGCGCAGGTGGTTCATGGCGCGCGCCACCGAGCCCGGGATCGGCACGTCCTGGACGTCCGAGATGCGCCTCAGGTCAGTCACTGAGCTTCTCCTTGCTTGTGGTCCAGTAGTGAGTCAGGATGCCGCCGACCTGGCCTCGCCGGCCCTTGCGCTCGTTCCGGATGCCGAGGTCGGCCTTGATGGGGTCGTACATGTGGTTGTCCCACTTGAGGCTGGCCGCCAGAGCGCGGGCCTTGACCTCCGGCACCCGCCAGGTATCGCGCTCGTCAAACAGCGCCTCCAGGAACTCCCGCCATGCGTTCTTGGCCGTTGGTTCCGGGCCACGGCGCTTCGGCTCGCCGCCTAGCAGCACATCGGCTGAGATGGCGATCTCGCCGCACCACTCGATGCGCGAGACGAACCCGCCCATGTCGTCGCCAATGAGGTCGCTGTCGACAATGTTGTACGTGAGGGCCTGGCCTTTCTGTAGCCGCACGGTGTTGGTCTTGACGATCGCCAGCCCGCGCTGCCCGTCAGAGGCATAGCTCTCGGGCACCTCGCCACCCACGATGTGGATGCGCGCCACGGCGCCAAACGCTACCGACCCGCCACCCCGGTACGCCGCGCTCTGCTTCTTGTCCTTGTTGAGGTGCCGGATCGCCAGCGCTGCGCAGCCCGTTTCCGCCAGCACGATGGCGAGCGGAGCCAGTGCCTTGCGGACCTTGGCGTCGTTGTTGCTGTCGATCCCATCGCCCAGGAACGCCGTGATGGGGTCGATAATCACGAGCCCGATCTCGTGTTCAAGAATCCATTTGCGGAACAGGCCGACGTCCTCTGGGAAGGCGACCAGGTTGCCGGCATAGAAAACCTTCTTCCTGGTGTCGCCCTTCCTAGTCTTGGTCTCACGGAGCTCGATGTTGGGGAGCATACAGCGGGCCAGGTCGGCACCGGCTACGGACAGCCTGTCCTTCTGGAGCTCCTCCGACTCCTCCGGGCTGAGCATGAGCACGTTGAGGGCCGGCATCAGGACCTCGGACTCACACGGCATGCCCCGGCCCGAGCTAGCCCGCGCGCCCACGTCCGCCGAGACCGTCGACTTGCCGATCCCAGCGTCCGCGTCCACCAGCGTGATGCAGCCCATGGCGATGTAGCGGTGCCACAGCCACTTGGTGCGCTTCGACG